ATCGTTTACAGCCAAACTGCCATCTTCCAGTAAGATTTTAACTTTGTTGACTTCTCCGTCCCACACGTATTGTCCGCTCAGAAGATACCCAAGCACGGTTTTTGCTGTTTGCGATAATTGCTCCCACTTTGGATGTGAAGAAAGCGGTTCAGCTATAAGCTGCCCAGTAAGCGTGCTGGTGGCTTGTTCTTTTTCAGTTCCACTCGAATTGGGGGACAAAAACTGATACCCTGTGAAAATGCACTTAACGATTGAAAAACCATCTCCCCGATCTGACGGTTCAAAATTTTTCAGTGATAAAAAGCGATAAATTGTTGGGACTTGTGGGAAAATAGCTTCCCATGTAGTGCCACGACTAAAAACATTTACGGTCGAAAGATCTGAGTTGCGTATCAAGACATCTTGAGACGCCTCGATGCCTCCGTTCTCTGTGTAATTAACTGAGAAGCCAGGTTGCGGCACCCATTTAAGTGAAGAGCTCAAAAACTGTTTAATTGCCATGGCTTAGGGTTGTGGTGAAAGTTTTCTGTCGATGCTGCTGAGGATTTTAACTACATTGTTTCCATCCATCGTGCTTGATGGTGGTTCTACTGCTCCACCCAAGTATTTTGATGGGATTGGATTTTTTGCAAGGTTGGCCATGGGACGAAGGGTTTGGACCAAATCTTCAATTTCTTTTCTTACAGCATCCCCTTTGTTTTCCTTAAACGCATCACTAATTTTGCCCTGTTTTGATCCCCAATCTGTCTTTCTGATTGGGTTGGTGTTTTCTAAGGTTTCCCAAAATGATTGTGCAATTTCTCGACCTACTGCTTTTATGCCGATTTTCATTCCTCCGGCGATAGCTGTCCCAATTAGCTCTCCAACCCTTACAAGCCGAGTCATATCTCCACCGACCGCTTCCTGAATTGTCTTCCCAATCAACGTTCCAAACTCGGCGAACTTTGATAAGAGTTGAGGCAGCTTAGTGTTCGCCGCATCCAATGCGACTTTCAATCCGTCATTAAATCCGGTTCCGAACGCAACTTTGAGTTCTGTTACTGCTGCTCCAAACTGGTTGATCTTGGCGTTTGTCCCAGAACTCCCCTTGTCGATTGCGCGGAAAAACCTTCCTCCTATACTTGTCGCATTTGCAAAAGCTTGTTTGACCATGGCAACGGAAATTGATCCATCTTCCATGTCTTTTTTTAAGTCTTTCATTGATCGACCGGTATCGCGTGAAATCTGTTCAAGCGGGTTAAATCCAGCGTTGACGAATTGCAAAACCTCCTGACCCATGAGCCTGCCCGACGCAGTAGTTTGAGCAAAGGCAAGTGCAAGGCTTCCAAACCTGTCAGAATTGCCCATGGACACATCGCCAAGCATTCTGAGAGTCGGCATGATGTCTTGAACTGATCCGCCAAAAGCCAAAATTGTTTTTGCTGCCTTTGAATAATCTTCAAGATTCAAAGCGGATTTTTTTTCTTCTTCACGGAATTGCTTGATAAGGCTTTTGGCTGTTTCAAAGCTACCTGTCAAAACTTCAAGTTGAATGGTTAAATCCTCTACGGATGCAGCTGCTGAAGATGATCCTTTGACGAAAGACATCAACCCAGATACCAATGCTCCGGTTCCAAGTAGCGCAGTCAGAGCTGCAAACGGTGAAAGTAGGCTTTTGCCAACGTTCATCGCCACGCCGCCAAGTGACTTGAAAGCAGATTGCACGCGAGCTAGTCCGCGCTCGACAGCTGCGCCTGCGAATTTGAGGGTAAACGTGGTGCTGATGGCCATGGTGTTTAGAAGTTGAATTTCGGTTTTGGTCGTCTCGCTATTGCCGCTAGCTTGGCGTTGATGTCCTCGGAAATCTTGCCTCGCTGCGCAATGCCTTCGATCTCACGCCCCGCCTCGATCCAAGCGCAAGACATGAGCTGGTTAACGAATGCTGCGGGTAGTTCATAAAGGATTTGATCGCTGCTGAGGTTGGATTTTCCGAGGGTGTAAATGATTACCGCTTCCGCGCACGGGTCGCAGGCTTGCGCTTTTTGATTGCCTGCGCCGGGGCTTTTTTTGGCACGGTCATTGAGGCGAAGTAGTTCTCAATTTCTTTGCTTGCGTGCGTCCAGAGTGCCACTAAAACCTTGCTTGTAGACTCCATGAGGAATGTAGTCACCCGTGACTTCGCTTGCGCTCCTTTGACGTTTTGAAGGCTCTTAGGATCGGTCGTGAAAGCAAAGCAGATTTCAGCTAGGCTGTAATCATCGACATTGCCTTTCTGGGTCATCAATGGGTTTTTGCGCTCAGTTAGCCAATGGATATGTCCATAAGTGCAGGGATAAACTTTGTGTCCGGAGACGGTTTGCGGTGTTGCGTATGCAGGTGCTGATTTCATAAATAGGAAAGGAGTTGGATCTGTTTTTTATTTGGCAGCTTGCCGTCGAGCATCACAATGGATGGCCCGGCGTTCACCACGGTTTTAGGAATGGCGGTTTTTGCCCAGTCGATTGCCGCCCAGCGATTAACGATGTAGCAGCAGATATAAGTGAGAGGAGATTCAGGCAGTTCGTGCTCCAAAGCTGAAACTCGATCTAAATCCTTGCGAATGCTGTCCCGTGCGATGCCGAGAAAAGACGCGGCTTTCTCAACCCAATCAGGTTTTGATTTCGCTCCTCTTGAGTGATCAATAAAATCCATGATCATCACAAACGGATGAGACGGAAACTCGCGGCGGAAAGACTCCTTGTGAGTCCATGCCTTGTTGATCTCCCTTGTCTCATATTGCCCACATTCTGAAAATGAGTTAAGCCGGAAAGAGAGGTAATCATGCCCATCGTCGGACTGGATTACTTCGGCAGGCTCAGGAAAACACGGCGCTATGCCGATGCTCATGCACGCGGCGAAAAAGTTGATGTCACCCGTGCGATGGGTGGAAAGGTTTGTTATCATATTTCATAGGTTTAAGCTTTAAGTTAGGCTGACTGGGGCGTTCGTCACAACTTCTGGGTGGAAAATCGCTGAGCATTCACCTGTTTCAAAATCGCTGTTAACGCGTTTTAAGCTGGCGGCATAGACAACTACGCCAGCATTGCCGACTGCGGTTCCGAAGATGCCTTTTGTATTAAGTGTCAGCGTATCGGCTGAACCGTTTGCAAGCGTAAGAACCGATGCAATAGCTGGAGTAAATCCTGCCGTCTTGGTCGTCACAACTCCAGAAAGTTTGATGTCAGTGCGTGGGTCGGAAAGCGTAAATCCTACCGTAGAACTGATGTGGTTTTTAATGTCAACTTTGTCAGATTGGTAATCGTAGGTGATTTCACCGAGAAAAACTCCGGTGGCTGAAGATTCATCGACGGTTCCAAAACGGGCAAGGGAAAAGTTGCGTGCGGCCATGAATGAAGATTCCAGCCAACCGTGGCGAAAGTCAAATTGCGCAGGATATAGCCGTCACCTTCCAAGTCGTCACACGGTATCCATCTTCTTCGGTTGTTTCTGGTGAGTTGGCAAGCAACTGGAACACACGGATTCCAATTTGCCCGTCCATCCATGCTTCTGCTTGGTCCGATTCAATATATTCGGCAAGAGCGTTTCGCAAAGCATCATGCGCGGCCTTGCTGGTGGCTTGCTGTGCATCTTCGCCTGGCGTTGTGACCAGCTTAGTCTCCAATTCAATCTTGAAGATATTCCCATCCTGAACGCCTCCTGATTCAAATCGAGAAACGCTGTCGCCCTCGATGTAAACCCCAGGGTATGCTTTTGTGTCCTCAGTGTCGCGCATTGCCACCGGCAGGGTGGTTCCGCGTTGAATCCATCGTTTCCATGCGTCGAGTAGTTTGTCAGTTGTCATTTTATTTTTCGTTTGAGCTTTGCGGCCATTGCCGATTCATACCATTTCACGGTCATTCGACCGCCGGTGTTGATTGCGTCGATTGCGTCGGATTTTTTGAGAACGTAATCGGTGGATACGTAGGAGATGTTATTGGTAATCTTTCCAATCGGATTCCATTGAGAGGCGATGAGCTGCGCCGATCCACCGCTTTTGAACTTGTGGGCGTATCCAGCCACGTTCTTGCCGATGGTCAGGCGTGAGCCTTTGCGCTGTTTCGCGCCAATTGCTAGACCGGCTCCGATCCATGCACCCTTAGCCTTGCCTGAGTTTTTGTAGCGGATACGCAGCGCCTTTGTCATTGCTGCGCTCGATGTGATGCCTTTTTCGTTTCGCTTCATGGTCGGCACCCGGTTGCGCTTGCTGGTCTGCTTGCGGTCAATAAATGCGTTGATTTCTTCAGGAGTTTTTAAAATGCGATCTGGCGTAAATGTCACAAGTTGACCATTGATGACTAAGCCAGAAAGTTTCCCACTTGCCACACCGTTGACGTATGTCCCCTTGGAAATGCTGTAAATTGCCCTGTTTGCATCCTTTTTGATAGAATCCTGCTGTTTGATTTTGGCTTCTTTGCCATCTCCCCATGCCTGTGTGCCTTTTACTAAACTGCGGCAGGTAGCCACACCCCAGCGACAAATTGCCGATTCATTCGACTCGCCGAAGTCCTTAGCCATCGACATAATTTGCCGTTGTAGACCCTTGGTGTCTATGTTTGTGGTTATCATGCCGATTTATTGGTAGATACCAGCCCTACCGTGACGAAAAACGCGCCTTTGCTGATGGATGATACGCGCCAAGTATCGCCACGGCCTGCGGCTGTTTTGCCGAGGTAGCTGGTAACCGCTGCGGTGTAGGCAGTCGAGAACGTAGCTGTTTGAACTACGAAATCAAGCATTGCGTCTCGCTCAAATCCGCCATCCTCATAATCCCGTGAATGTCTGGCTTCTGAATAAGTCCCGCTGATAGCTGTGCCACCAGCAATGGATAGCGTCTCCGCACCGATCACGGTTCGAGCAATAGGTGCTACGGTATCAATAAAATCGCTCAAAATAGACATGAAGTAGTTTTTTCTGGATTGTGGCGAAAGTCAAAGCTCGGGAGCGGCGGTGGTGGCTGCGTCGTGGATGTAGGTATGCAACACCTTGCTGATGTGATGCGCGGTCTTGATTCGCTTTCGGGCTTGATGGCACCAAACTAGATCCTCGCCGTAATTGCTGAACCCAAAGACGCAGCCTTTGACCTTCTGGCGATTCCAAGCACAAATGTGCCACGGTCCGCGCAGGGTAATGCCGCCCGGGTTAAACTGACCGTCTTGGTTTTTGATCCCAAAATGCACCACGCTTTCCAAACCGTTGTAAATCGCTTTCTGATTGAAAGTGATCACATCGGCTCTTGTCTCAATGGCTTTCAATATCTCCAAAACGTAATCATCAGATACGTCGTCATCGTCATCGCAAAACGCAATATATTCGCCATTGGCTATATCAACCAATGACTGCCGCTTTTCCCCGATGCTGCGGGTGCGGTTGTCACTCAAGATTAGATGCTCGACCTGCCCCGAACTCTTCAGCGCGGAACTCTGTTCCTCGATGCGGGTTTGTAGGGCGTGGAGCTGCTTCTCCCTGCCGGGAATGGTCGGTGTCAGTATGCTTAGTTTCATCATTTTTCTTTTTTTTGTTTTTCCAAAGTGGGCATTCATCCCACGCTTTTGTATTTTTAACTCGGCTCCAGCTACCTTTGTGACTCATGGTTTAAGTTGATTGTAAGTTTTTTTCCAATTAGCAACCGCTGACTGGGAAACTTTGAATTTTTTGGCAATCATGCTTATCGATTCGCCGTTATCAATCCTATCTGATATTTCAAAAATAAATCGAGTTTCTTCGGATTTTCTTTTTTCAATTAAAATGTCTATTTGGCTTTCCATTTGACCACGCTCTTTTATGTATTTTGCTCGGTGGATTGCCATTTCTTGTTTAATTTGATCAATTCTTTTTTGAATTGATGCGGATTTTGTGTTTATTTTTGCTATCATGGTTTTTCAGGTTGTTTGATCCAGCATCTGCCGATTATGTTGTATTCGATGCCTAGTGATTCCAATGCTTTTGATACGCCCGGCGAGTCAGCATCGTGGCCGCCAAAGAAACCGCCTTTCTTGACCTTTGGGAGCCATGCCTTGATGTCTGCAAGCGCGTTCTCATAATCATGGGCCGCGTCGATAAAGACTCCGTCGAGGCTGTCATCATCAAATCCGCTGGCTGCCGGCGCGCTTTCGCTCTCGAAGATTTTAATGTCTCGAAATCCTCGGTTCTCTTTGAACTCCGGCAAGACATCAACCTTGCCGGTATCTTCATCGCCTTCAAAGGTATCAACCACCCAGAACTTGATCGACTTGCCAATATCGTCGAGGCGGTCTTTCAAGTAAATCGCGCTTTTCCCTTTCCATGTTCCAACCTCAACGAAGATGCCGTCATCTGGCAGCGCTTTAGCCACGAAATCGTAGACATCTCGGAAGTCAAACCATCCGTGGATGTCGCTTGATACTACGGTTCCGAACATCAAGCGCTTAAAAATTCCTTCGCCTGTCTTGTAGTTGTAATCTGTGTTGCTTCTCGAATACGTCTCGTCCATTTCAGCCTTGCCGAATGCCGGGTGAACATGCTCAAACGTGATGGAATCACGAGCGTCAATGACGACGCCATCGTTGAATGCGTTGAAAGAAAACCAATTGTCCGAAAACATCGAGAAAAACTCTGGATGGAATAGATATCCCTGCGACTTATATCTCGATCTCGTAAGGATCGCCATGCAAA